TGTCCATGAAGCGGTCAAAGGTGAGGACGGAAGCCGGGAACAGGAGGTAGAAATCTTCTACCGCTTTATCGGCAAAATTGATTGAATGATACCAATATCTTTAACTATGTGATACCGGCTTTGCAAAACCGGAATGGCTTTGTAAGCGGGATCACCTTACACTTGCGCTTGTTCACTCGGATTCCAGCGGCTTCAAATCGCCTTACAATTTCATGGCCCATCAGCTTTGCTTCATCCACCGTGGGAAAGAAAGCATAGTAGTCATCCATGTAATGACCGGCACAATGAACACGGGCCTGACACTTGATCCATTGGTCAATTTTGCTTGGCAACGCCACCATTTCCTGTTGGGAAGGCTCCACGCCCAAAGGCATCCCCCGGCCCGGTGTCGGGCATGGGGAATATTGGATTACAGTATCAGCCAAGTTTTGAAGTTCAGGATTCAAAATCAATTCCCGGTGCCGCTGATATAACAGGGCATGGGAAGCGTTTGGAAAGAACCCTTTCAAATCCAACAGCAACACAGCACCTTCCCGGCCATAGCGCCGGTAATGCCATCCAAGCTGTTGTTTGATCCGTTTGAACTGCCAATGAAGGCCCTTTCCCTTTTGGCTTGCCCCGTTGTCATAGATCATGGAAGGTGAATACAACGGAATCAGGACTTCATTACACAGGGTTTTGTGGATTTGCCGATCCGTAATATGCGGGGCATCTATGGGGCGGATTTTCCCCCGTTCCCGAAGGGTGAAATGGGAACAGGATTTGGGTTTCCAAGTCTGTTCCAACACCGTTCGCCGCCGTGTTGCCGTACCGGAAAACAGGTGGCCTTCAAAGTTTTGAACACTTTGCTTCCACCGCACCCCGTTACAGCACTTTTTCCCGTAGAAGAACATCTTCCGATAGGAAAATATTTTATTCATCGGCCCAAGGCTATCACACCGGGCCTGTTTTCGTTCCAACCGCTTTGCTTTGCGGCGCTGGAACCTTGCTTCATGCCGTTCTTGGCTTGTCATAATAAAAGTATTCGCCCCTCGTGCAAATATCTTGTAGGGTGCCGTCTAAATTGCTTTGCTCTTACACATGAAATGGGTTAAGGCACAATCACCCACCATGCAAGAAGCGTCCGTGTAAGGGCATCAAAGGGCAGTTTTAGGGATTTACACCCAAGGAAGCGCAACTCCTTTTACATCGGTCGTCTTTCACCTGAAAAGCCGTTTGCCTTCTGTTACTACATTTGACCGTGTATATCTGCAAAATCCGGGCCGCAACCCACCAGAATTATTGGCATTGTTATTGTTGTTGTTGCCATCCGTCCAGACAATAACGAAATTGTTGTTGTTATTGTAATTAGGGGAACGAAGGCCCCACCAAACCGCCAGAGGACACATTAACAGTCACGCACCTAATAGGGAATCATTTCTGTTTTGCTGTTACATTTTTGATTGCTCCTTTCAGAAGTTCGTTTTCTTTGTCGATCAGTTCACCCAAGTTTTGGGCCATCTTATCCAGCTTTTCCATTGCATCCTGTGACTTCACCGGGTTCCCCTTGGAAGTGGTAAAGGCCCCTTCCGGGTTCTGGTTCAGAATCAGGTAAACATGGGTCAAGCGAACATCCAGCGCCATCAGGGAAGCCCGTGCTTCAAGAAGATGGGCCTTCCTCATTTCAATGCGCTGGTTGTCCGAAGGAAAGATACTGTTGGCCTTCTCCGCATGGTCGATGATCTCACCGGCCAGCTTTGCAACCGGCTCCGCAATCAACCGGGAATACCGGGCTGAAAGACGGGTCAGGAAGTTCAGGGTTTCAACATAAATCTGATTGGCCGTGTTGATGAACTCGGCCTTGCTTGTGGTTCTCTTTTGCTTCAGGACAGACATTTTCAGTTATACCCCTTTGGGTGAATTATTGACATTGATCGTTCCTTCCGCCTTTTCCACTTCTTCCAAGTGTTTCAGAAGAACAAATTCAATGTAATTGGTAATGGATCGGTGTTCACGGGTTGCAAGCGCCCCGATCTTGTCAAAGACTTCATCGGATAGGCGCAAGGTGAAAACACGCTTGTTTGTTGCCATACAATACCCCCTTCAAACAGGCTTATGGATATTGTATGGCTGATTTCGCCCGGTGTATGCACTCAAAAGACAGTCAAATGATAGCACTTTGCCGGAAAACCCCCATTTTCAAAAAATCGTCGGGCGGCTTACGCCGCCATTATTATTTTTATTTGGGGTTCCCTCCCGGAACCGCCGCCTTTCGGCGGCGGGATGGGGGCGGGATCATCCTGCGGGGGATTAGGCGGCAAAGCCGGGCCGCAACCCACCAGAATAATAGGCAAAGTTATAGCTGGAGTTGCCATCCGTCCAGACAATAACGAAACTGTTGCCGTTATTGTAATAAGGGGAACGAAGGCCCCACCAAACCGCCGTGGTGACGGCGGCGTGATTATTTGCAATCTTGGTGTTACCAGCTTTGTAATAATCATACTGAAGCTGGTAATTCTGTTCGTACTGATTAGCATAGCTTCTTGTACCGAATACCTCAAATTCGGAAAGGTCAAACAGGTAATCGGTGGTAGTTGTAACATTACCGGAACTGTTGCTGGAATTGCCCGTGTTATCGGTGTACTTGGTCACGGGTTGCATCACAGCACGAAGGTCAGACGGAAGCGCCGCCATCAAGCTATTTGCCAAGGGGCTTGTGGGGGTTCCATCATTGCCATAAAGGGTTTTCCGCTTATAGCAAGAGTTCCAGCCACCGCTGTTCGTGTTGCTGGTGTTCCAACTAAAATAACCGGTGCCGGAAATATTAGTGTTGTATTTGCTGTCACACAGGGCAACGGCGGCACTCCCAATTTTTCCGATCTGGAAATGGATCTTATTCCCGCCTTCACGGGCCGAATTGTGATTGAACCCCAAAATGAAAGCATTGACCGCCAAATTGGAAAAAGTGGTGTTGCCCACCTTGCCATTGATCTTGATTTCCTTCACATCACCAACGGCCCAATAGTTGGCCCCCAAACCTGCGGAACTGACTTCCCGGATGGTTGCCCAACTGTTATCGTTCAGAACCTTGGTGGGCAATGTCACTTCAACGGAACAGGTCTTATTGGCCGGGGCCGTGTGGTTGGTGCCAGCGCCCACGCTGACGGTGATTGTGGCGCTTCCTTTGGCTTTGGCGGTAACAGTTACCACCGAACCGGAAACGCTCACAGAAGCCACCGTGGGGGCGCTGGAAGTGGCCGTAATCTTACCATCACCCGCCCTTGCCACGGTGATGGTGTCCGTGGTCTTTGCGGCGGTCAGTTTGATGGAAGTCTTATTCAAAGACAAACTACCAGCGGCCTTGGCAATGCTCCAAGCAACCGTTTTGGCCCCGGTGCTTCCATCAGCCCACTTGTAGTTCGTTTTCGGCGTGAAGGTAGCATTGTAGGAACCGGCGTTTGTGCCGCTGGTAGTTCCGCCAAGCGTCATTTTCCCGCTGTCATAGTTGTTCCAAGTGGGGCTTTGGGCCGAACCGGTATAAGTAAGGCTGTTGCTCTGCGTGGGGATCGTCATGGTGGCGGCGCTGATCGTCCAAGTCACTTCCTTGGCGGTCTGTGTGCCGTCTGCCCACTTATACTTCCCTTTAGGGGTGAAAGTGGCCGTGTAGGTTCCCGCATTGGTGCCGGTAGTTACACCGCCCAAGGTCAGGGCTTCAGGGTTATAAGCGTTCCAAGAAGGGCTTTGGGCCTGTCCGTTATAGGTCAGGGTGCCATTCTGCGAAGGAAGAACATTGATGGTATAGACGATACCGGACACAGCATCCAAGGCCGCATTTGCGGCATCCTGTGCGTTCTGTGCGGCTTCCACACAGGTTCCAATCTGGTTCAACAGATACGGGTGGGCGGTTTGGTCAAGGTTGTGTTCGCTCACTTTGCTTTCTGCCGTGCCTTTTTCATCATAGTTCATGTTAGGAAGCTGTTCGGCGGGAACCTTACCGTCCACCAGATCAGCCTTCCCGGATTGACCTTTCTGAAGGGCTTCAATGGCATCCGCATTGGCCTTCATTTGGGTATCAATCTTATCCATGTTTTCATTCTGAACCCCTACATCATAAAATTCAGATTCAAGGGGTTTAGTCAGCTTGTAGTTGGTTGTTTTATTCGCCATTCTTCAAAACCTCGTTTCTCAACTGATTATGGGTATAGGCGGCAAGCTGGGCATGGGTAAACCGCCCAAGTTCCGCATGGGTGTTATAAAGCTGAAGCAAGGTCACAACCATGTTTTGGGGAACAACCCGGTTCAGCAAAGATTCAACATCATTGAAGTTGTTCTTTGCGGCCAACCCGATTTTCACAAGAAGCTGATAGGTGCCTTCTTCCACATCAGCGGAATAGTTACCCTTCCCGCACAGCGTTTCAAGGATGTTCCGAAGCTGGGGCAAGGTGTACGGAAGTTCTTCATTGATCCGGGTCAGAATACGGAACCGGCGATCTTCAAGACTGTCCGTGCCTTTGGGGGTGATCCCCAAAATCTTTTCCCACCGGGAAAGGCCCATGTTTCCAGCGGTGGGAATGAACTGATTATCAAGAAGATCATCCGTGGTATTCCACGCCTTTTCAATTTCCGGCTGTTCGCTCCCCATGATCCCCTGAAACTCCGCATAATCACGAATGACATAGGGAAGATAATCAATCAGTTTGCGTTCCATGCTCCCGGCCCCCTTATCCGTTGATCACGATGGTTCCCGGCTCAATGGTTCCCAAAACCGGGATGTGGTCAAGGGTCAGGGTACAGTTCGCCGCTTCACCGTTGATCTTGGTGTTGGCAATATCCAGAATACCGGTGATCCCCAACAGGCGGCTTTCCACCTGACTGATACGAACCACAAGGGCTTCATTCTGGTCTGCCCAACTTTGGGCCAGTTCCAAGAAGTAACCGTTGATTGC